AGACGGCTTCGACTTTGATGGAGCTTCTGCGGGTGACGTTGCGTCTCCTGTTGTTGCTGAACTCCCTGTGTATAATGGCACAGCCGACACTATCGACATTCTTCTCGCTACGATTACTGGCACCACGACTGGTGGCAAGCTTCGTGTGTGGGCTACGATTGTTGAAGTTGGTGACAAGGGACTTGAGGCCGATGAGGTTGACCGCGATCAACTCGCGTAAGTCTTATTAAGACAACCAGAGGGGCAGCTTCCAGTTTTTTGGAGGTTGCCCTTCTATTTAAATACAAAGGTGTTAAATGGCTTTCACTAAGAGACCCGGATTTGCTAGGGAGGTTAATTACTCAACCCCTGTTGTTTCCACTAGCAACTCCTCTACAACCCTAATCACCGATGGTAATAACTTCACTGGTGAGTGGGAAGACGTAGGGGGTTATGATTCACTTACTGTCTCTGTGTCTACGGATCAAAATGGTTACTATGAAGTGCAGTTTTCTCCTGACGGTACCAATGTTGATAGTACTCTTACTCGTTACTACCGCACAGATTTAATTAATCCCCCACACAGATTTACAATTGCTAGGCAGTTTATTCGTATTAGGTTCTTTAATGACTCCGGTTCAGATCAAACTTATTTTAGACTACAAACAATCTTCGGTGACAAGAGTGACTTGAATGCACCCACGTCTGGAACACTTCCCTTAGACTTTGATGCTACGGTTGTACGCCCCACTATCCCCGAAGATGAGATTACTTTAGGCAGGCGTCAGGGTGTCAGTAATACACTAAAGTTTGGTTTTAATAATGGTGTTGACAGTGCTTCTCCAGAGGTAATTGCTTCTTTTGGTGGAACCTTCACTCCACTAGCAGCAGCCAGTACCCTCGATATTGTGTCCTCAGATGCCGCTGATACCTCTGCCGGGACTGGTGCAAGGACACTTCTAATTACAGGGTTAGATGCCAACCGTAGAACTCAGAATGAATTTGTTACCATGAATGGTACAACTACAGTTACAACTGCGAATACTTACCTTGGTGTAAACAGAGCTTTAGTTTTCTCTTCGGGGTCAAGTCAAACTAACGAAGGTACCATCTCTATAACTGCTACAACTGGTGGCTCTGATCAGGCAGAGATACCTCTTGGGAATAGCGTTACTCAACAAGTTATCTTCTTTAATCAAGATGGTTTCGAATCAATGATTAAAAATATTACCATTACCGTTATAAAACTATCTGGAGGTTCTGCTCCTCGAACCACCCACGTCTTAAAGGTCTGGAACCCAAAGATAACAGATACAGTCTACACTATTAGGACTTTTAATATGGACTCTGACAGCAGTACAGTCCTAATCCGAGATTTCGTGCAACCACTTAAGCTCGACCCCACCGATGTTCTGTGGTTAGAAACAACCACCAATACAAACAACACAATAGTGTCTGCCGAGATGGATATTACTTCCTACAGACAGCCTACGACCTCAATTTAAGGAGAGAACTTAAATGGCATACGACTACCTTGGTCTAACTAACGATGTCCTTGCAAGGTTCAATGAGGCACCACTTACCTCGTCTACCTTCTCAACACAGACGTCTGGTTCGTACCGTAACACTAAAGACTCAATCAACTCCTCTATCAGACACATCAATCAGGGCGCTTTCGAGTGGCCCTTTAACTTTGTCGAACAGGTAGAGACTCTGGTTGCTGGAACCTCTCGTTATGCCTACCAAGCGAATGCCAAGACTGTCGCTCTTAATACCTTTCGCATTAAGCGTAGTGCCACGTTTGGCAATGAGACTCAGTGGCTGTCTAAGATGGACTACGAAGAGTACATTCAGAAACATGTTGATGATGAGTACAATACAACCAACACAGGCATCCGCAATCTCCCTAAGCGTATCATTCGCGCACCTAATCAGGAGCTAGTGGTCTGGCCTGTACCGGATCAAGCCTATGAGATGGTGTATGAGTATTATGCTCTCCCTACCGACCTTGATGCTTACACAGATGTACCAAGTATCCCTGCATCATTCCGTCACATTATTGTAGATGGTGCAGCATATTATTCTTATATTTTCCGTAGTGATTATGAGTCTGCTGACCGTATCTACCAAAAGTTTGTAGATGGTATTGAGAACATGCGTACAATCTATATTAACCGCTATGAGTATGTACGTGACACTCGTCGCAGTGAAGGCTATGGATACCAACTAGCACTAAGGACTAACTAATATGCCCTATCGCTGGGAGACATTCCCCATCCAGCCTGAGGGTGGACTTGTTGAGAACATTGCATCTCTCCGTCAGGGCATTGAACTCCCCGGCTCTGCAGCTAGGCTGGTTAACTTCGAAGTTTCTATTGATGGTGGCTACAGACGCATCAACGGTTACACTAAGTTTGATCCCAACATCGTTACAGGTACAGGGCTTATCTATGGTGTAGCCTACTTCGAGGGTGATGTTATTGCTGTCAGAAATGGTAATATCTATGAGTCTACGGGGGCAGGGTGGTCGGCGATCACATCCGGGAGAACCCACACCACTAAGCACAGATTCCATATAATTAACTTAAATGGGACAAGAAAACTTATTGGTGTAGACGGGAGTAATTACCCCTACTCTTGGGACGGTAGTTCTTTTGTTGACATTAATGGTTCTGCTGATGTTCAGGGTGCAAGCCACGCTGCTCAGTTTAAGGATCACATATTCTATGCCAAGGGTGACCTTGTTACTTTCTCTGTCCCCTTCGATGAAACTGATTTCACTGTCGCTGATGGTGCTGGTAACTTCCGTGTTGAGGATGATGTAACTGGGATGTTTGTTTTCCGTGAGAGACTCTATGTCTTTACTGAGAGCAGCATCATGGTTCTGGATGGAGACAGCCAAGTTGACTGGAGACTTACTTCTGTAACAGAGGACATTGGTTGTATTGAACCTGATACTATCCAAGAGGTCGCTGGTGATGTTGCCTTCCTATCTAACGATGGTGTTAGGCTTCTCGGTGCTACAGATCGTACTGGTGACTTCAGTAACCAAGTTACTTCCAGACCTGTCCAGCAGAACTTCATAGAGTTTCAGAATGACAACTACACTACGTATGCTTCGACAGTTATCAGGGGTAAATCTCAGTATCGTATCTTCGGTTGGAGTCAGGCACGAACAGCCGAGGCGACAGAAGGTTATGCAGCTACTCAGTTTGAAGCCCAGAACCCTATGTCTTTTCGTTGGGGGGAGTTAAAGGGTTTTAAAGTATACTCCATTGACAGCCAAATATACCAAGGCAGTGAGTATATTGTATTTGCTACAGGTGACGTACCAGAAACAGGGGCAGGGGCAACTGACTGGGCTAATGGTGGTGACTGGTCTTTCAACGGTGATTGGAGCTTGACTGAGGGTGAGGGTGGTTACGTCTATGTAATGGAGAGTGGCCCCACTTATGATGGTAACAATATTGCCGCTCAATACTGGACTCCATACATCTCGTTCCAAGACCCTACATTCAGGAAGACACTCTATAAACTATGGGCCTACTATGACCCAGAGGGTGACGTAACGGGAACCTTAGCTATCAACTACGACTTCAATAGATCGACTGCAATCCAACCAGAGATAATTACATTCTCGCAGAGTGGTGGTGGTCCTGTCTTTGGTAGCGCAATATTTGGTACAGCAACATATGGAGCTAGTACTGATGACGCGGTACTTGAGACAAATGTTATAGGGGCTGGTAGGAATGCACAATTCCAATTCACCTTTGATGGTGGTGACCCCTTTATTATCGACTCTATTCTAATAGAATATGCAAATGAGGACAGGAATTAAAAATGGGACAAGGTTACACAAGACAAGATACTGGTAATAATATTGCTGATGGTAATGTTATTGAGGCGTCAGACCTTGATGCTGAGTTTGATGCAATCGTTGCTTTCGCTGCAGCCAGTACAGGACACACACACGACGGAACTACTGCTGAGGGTGGACCTGTCAGTGTAGTTGGTCCTGCACAAGAGTATGTCGCTGGTGCTGCTGACTTTACGCCCAAGACTGACAGCGTGTATGATCTTGGCACAACCTCTGTAAGATGGGCTACAGGTTACCTAGATACCTTGGAACTCACCAACGGATTGGGTGTATCAGCGGGTGGTACAGGTGCTACCACAGCATCAGGGGCGCGTACAGCCTTAGGTCTAGCCATTGGTACTGACGTTCAGGCATATGATGCTTTCCTTGGTGACATTGCTGCCCTCACTGATCCGGGTGCTGATAACCTCCTCTTCTGGGATGACTCAGCGGGAGCTATGACGTTCCTCACCCTCGGCACTAATCTCTCCATTACTGGTACAACTATCAATGCTGCCAGCGGTGGCGCAGGTGGTGATGCTTGGGGTGACGTTGTTGATGCTGATATCATTCCTAGTGGTGATAGCCTTTGGGACTTAGGTAATACAGGTACACGGTTTGCCTCTGCATTTATTGATGACCTAACTCTCACTAATGCTCTTCCCCTTGCTCAGGGTGGTACAGCAGCTACCACTGCAAGCGGTGCAAGAACTAGCCTCGGACTTGGTTCTCTTGCTACAGCATCAACTATTAACAACTCTGACTGGAGTGGTACTGACCTTTCCCTAGCTAATGGTGGTACTGGTGCTTCTCTTGTTGATCCTAACGCTGATCGTATTCTTTTCTGGGATGACAGTGCTGGAGCTATGACCTTCCTTACAGCAGGTACTAACCTGACTATCAGTGGTACGACTATCAATGCCTCTACCTCTGGTGATGCATGGGGTGATGCAGTTGATGCAGCTATCATACCTGATACTAATGCTACTCGTGATCTCGGCTCAACTGGTACCCGATTCGCGGATGCCTTTATTACTACACTCACACTAACCAATGACCTACCAGTTACTGATGGTGGTACAGGTGCTTCAACTGCCAGTGCTGCTAGGACTAACTTAGGTCTCGCTATTGGTACAGACGTACAGGCACAGGACGCTGGACTACAGGCTATCGCTGACGCTACCATCACAGGTGTTAGTGGTTCTGATGCTGATGTCATCACTGGTACAGCCGGAACATCTGGCAATGTGGCAACATGGAACGCTGACGGTGACGTAGTTGATGGGGGTTCTGCTCCGCTCGTTCAAACCACAGGGACATTCACGCCAACTTTTGCTGTTGATGCTGGGACATTCACAGCAAGCACATCAGACATGAGTTATTGGCGGATTGGGAACATTGTGCATTTGCAGGGTGAATTTAATCTCACCACAGTGTCCGGCGTTTCAGGTGCGACTGTGCAAATAGTTGGTTTGCCGTATAGCTTTAGCAAAGGCTATAACGGTGCTACCACAATGGGTTGGCTGGATCAAAGCGGCACAACAGGGCAAAATTATAC